CTACAGAAACACGATCCAGACGAATTAGGCAAGTTACCGTTAATACAGACGCGGAAGACTCTTGAGGAACAAGATACCTTTATCGACGTTACAGATTATGTTTTGATGGATATACCAGACATCGAAATGATTATGGACCCCTGGCTACCCACTCAGGGCCTTTGCATGATTCACGCAAAAAGAGGGGCGGGCAAGACTTTGATTACATGCGAGATAGCTTATGCGGTTGCATCCGGCATCAAATTTCTAAATTGGGAAGCTCCTAAGCCACGAGGCGTCCTTTATGTTGACGGGGAAATGAGCGCCAAGGAGCTTCAAGACAGGTTCGTCAGGGTCATAGCCAATCATAGTGGACAGGCGCCGCTGAAAAAACTTCGGCTTTATCCGGCAGGGCTTAACATTCACGGCATACCTAATATCGGTACACCAGAGGGCCAGGCACGAATCAACGCAGGAATCACTGAGGATATAGAGTTGATCATTATTGATAGCCTGTCAGTCCTGCAACGGGGTTGCGATGAGAATAAGTCTATAGGCTGGGAGCCCATGCAGGAGTGGTTATTACAATTGAGAGGCATCAACAAAGCGGTGCTTCTGATCCATCATTCAGGCAAATCAGGCGATCAGCGTGGAGCAAGCAAGCGTGAAGATTTTATGAATACGGTGATCAGTCTGAAAGAACACGTTTTATATTCTCAAGAGGAGGGAGCTAAATTTGAAATTAGATTTGAAAAAGGACGGAATCTTTACGGACCAAAGGCACGGTCAATTGACGTTGAGTTCATCGGAACTGATTGGATTTTCAAAGACATGAAAGGTGCTATCCGGGAGCAAATTATCCGGGCTTTGAAAGATGATATATCACAAAAAGAAATTGTTAAAATTTTTAAAGTATCTCAACAATATATTTCAAAAATCAAAAAGGAAACTATATTTAATGGAGAATTGTAAGGGTTTTGAAAAAAATGAGGCGAAAGGTAGTTTGTCTCGCGCGCGCGCGCGTATACCTTTATTTGGTTGTAAAAAACAGCTAAGTTATTATTATTATTATATATTCATGGTTGTATTTTTGGTTGTAAACAGGTTGTAAACAGGTTGTAAACAGGTTGTAAGTTGGTTGTAAAAATAATATATAACAATATTAGACACTTAGTTAGTTTTACAACCAAATATGTATAATGATATTAAGGACTTAACTTTTATGCTAATTAATCTACAACCTAAATACAACCTAAATACAACCAAAAATACAACCAAGGGTTTCTTAGTGCTATGCTGGTTTGAGAGAATCTTACAACCAAATGTGTGTGCTCGCGCACGCGCGCGCGCGAGTAGTATAGAGGTGGGGGGAATGACTTTTGCTGAACAATTCAAGGCTAAGTATGATAATCACAAAAAACCTCAAACATTGCCCAAAAACGGTGCAAAAAAGCCAATTCTTTCGGAGTGTCGCTCCTGTAGCCGGTTTGAGAGAGGGGAAGATCCAGCGATAAATTGGTGTGTATCAAAATATTTTGACCGAATAAAAAAAAGACAGGTGATTTGTTATGCCAATATCAAATTACTGAATTTTTGCCCAAAAACGGTGCAAAAAAGTAAGTTTAACAAAAAGGTTTGAGATATTGGGTAGTTAGATAACAAAAAAATGGAGGTAAAAAACAATGGCAAAAGGATTGAATGCTGTGAAAGAATGAAATTGTTACTTGATAATCAATGTACCTTGGTCAATACGGACTCGCAAATCTTAACAAAGTTGCGGTCCGTATTGACCATAAAAAATCCGGCCTACCAGGAAGCATTGCGTCAGGGGCGCTGGACCGGCAACTTACAAAAAGAACTAGTCTTTTGGTCTGAGACGGATGGAGGTTTCCACTTCCCTCGCGGCTTTATGCGACAAGCGCTGGATATTACAAGCAAGTCAATTGCTTTTCAGGATGACCGCCGTACCTTGCCAGAGGTTGATTTTAAATTCAGCGGTAAGTTGCGGTCTTATCAGCAGCAGGCCGTGGATGATATTCTGCGTAAAGACTTTGGAGTTTTGAGTGCCGCAACTGGATCCGGCAAGACTGTAGTAGCTCTTAAAATCATCGCGGCCAGGCGTCAGCCGACGTTGATCCTGGTGCATAATAAATCACTTCTGTATCAGTGGCGGGATAGGATTGCGGAGTTTTTGGGGGTGGGGTCCGGATTGATAGGCGATGGTAAGTACAAGATTAAGCCTGTGACCGTAGGAATTATTAACACGGTTTGTAAACACCTTGAGTTGCCTCAATATTTTGGTCAGGTCATTTGTGACGAAACTCACAAGATTCCTTGTGTGATGGCTGGTTCGATTATTCGGGCCTGCGATTGCCGTTATATGCTAGGATTGTCCGCGACGCCCTACAGGCGAGATCGGTTAACCAAGCTAATTCATTGGTTCATTGGACCTCTAGTCCACCAGATAGATTCTTCAAATCTCCAAAATATAGGTGCCGTCCTGGTTCCCAAAATTATCACTAGGCAGACGGATTTTCATTATAAGTTCAAAAATGATTATTCTAAGATGCTGAGCACACTCACTCAAGATGAGATGCGCAATATCCAAATAGCTCAAGACATTCTCAGAGAGGCCAGAATTTTTCAGGGGACGACTATCCTTGTCGTTTCTGATCGTGTTAAGCATTGTCTTGCACTTGCAAACCTGCTTGACAATAGTTTAAGTGTCCGCATATTGACAGGTCAGACAAAGGCTGTAGAACGTATATCTATTGTCGAGCAGGTTCGAACTGGCAAAGTCAATGTTTTGATATCCACAATACAGCTTATTGGTGAGGGATTCGACTGTCCTGGGTTGTCTACTTTATTTATGGCCACGCCGATTTCATTCAAAGGTCGGATGATTCAAACGATCGGTCGTATCCTGCGGCCGGCAGATGGGAAAAAGCCAAGGGTTTATGATTATCAAGATCCGGTAGGGCCTCTGTTTGCATCGGCCAAGGCGAGAGGGCGGGTATATCGAGAACAAAAATGGATTGTGAATGCGTGATATACTTGACAAATAACTATCCATAATGTAAAGGAAAATTACTTTATGTAGCGAAAGGACAAAAAAAGAAGCTCTGGCTACGTTAGATATAGTTCATGATAGGATATTGAGGGAGAAGGAGTGAGTGGCTCAAAACTCAAAGAAAAATACATAGAACAGGCTGAAAAGGCTTGTGCTAAAGGGGCCTCCGTCAAGGATCTGGCAGAGCATTTTGATGTTACGGCAGATACTATTTACCGATGGCGAAAAAAATGTTCTGAGTTCAAAAAGGCCATAGATGATGGGCGCGATAAATATCATATCACGGTAGCTGAAGCCAGTCTTCTCAAACGTCTCAAGGGATATTTTTATAATGAGGTATATTCTGAACCTGACAAAAAAGACCAAAAAAAAATGGTGATAACTAAAGTAGTCAAAAGGCATATACCTCCAGACACTAACGCGCTCAAAACTTTTCTTTATAATAGGAGCCCGGAGAGATGGTTAAAAAAACAACAGTTTGAGCATACCGGTAAAAACGGCTCACCACTTTTGCCAACACTCTCAACTGAGGAGATAGAACAATTACGAAAACTCAAGATATGAGTCAGGCCGATCTCCGCTTGGCCTATTCGGCGCTTAGGATAGATGCCTTATCGCATCCCCGACGTTTTATATCCTGGGTTTCGACCAAAGACGAACACGACGAGAACTACCCAGTTAAGCCGTTCCCCGATAAGCCTCATATTGCTTATCTGTTGGATATGTGGTACAAAAAACTACAGTCTATCTATTTTATAGCCAAGTCCAGGCAGATTATGTTGACGTGGCTGTGCTGCGTTTATGCGCTGTTTGTGGCCAAGTCAGCGCCTCATAGACTGATTTTTCTCCAATCCAAAAAAGAGGAAGATGCGGTGAATCTCGTGTTCAACGGTGGCCGGTCTGGCAAAAATTGGAATGCAGCCAGAATATCCTTCATCGAGAAGCATTTGCCTTTTTGGTTACAGGATGAGGGGATTGAGCCTGCATATGGGAAATTGTTGTTTCCTAATGGTTCAAAAATCGTTGGTATTCCTGAAGGTGCAGATCAAATACGCAGTTATACGCCTTCGCTCGTGATCTCAGATGAAGCTTGCTTCCAGCCGGAATTCAATTCTGCGTATACTGCTATGCTTCCGATTGCAAAGCAGGGCGGACAATTAATAGCGATATCATCAGCTAATCCGGGAGCATTCGCAGACATTTTTCAAAGAGTATGTTGAAATGTTAACACAAACAGAACATAAAGGCATCACAACCGGGATTAGCTCCGAAGGAATACGCATGGTGCGTATTCATTATTCAGCTGATCCTGACAAAGACCCGGATACTCCGCAAGGTGCAACTTGGCTAACCACCGAATTCCAAGGCTACCAGGGCAAAACTGATCCGCGCTGGCTAAAAGAGATGGAAATCGACTTCGATGCTCACGGTGGCCAGCTCCTATTTCCCTACTTACTTCAATATCAGGACCAGATATTTATACAGCCCTATGAGGTCCAGGGACTCAGATTGATAGCCGGCCTTGACTATGGTACTCGCAATCCGTCTGCTTTTGAGTTGTTGGCGCAGGATGGAGACGATAATATTCAGATTATCTGGGAGTATTACGAGTCTCCCAAAAAGCATGATGAGTCAGATAAGGCTTTCCGTGCACGGAAAGGGTACAAGGCATTAGCCAAAGGCATTAAAAATTGTCCATACTACAACGATTACCTTAAGATTGTGGCCGATCCAAGCTTATGGAATCGGACCCAAGAGGCACGGGACAGCAAGGGCCTGATGAGTATAGCGGATTTGATGACCGAGCAAGGTGTAGTACTGACTCCGGGACAGCCGGGGCGTGATTTTGCTTGCTATGAGCAACTTAATAGTAAACTATGGCAAGATCCTGCGCATCCATTGCTTACAGTTTTCCAGTGTTGTTCATGGCTTTGGTGGGAATTGCAACGTCTGCGATTTGCTGATTTTAGTGAGGCGACACAGATCAATCAGAACCTTAAAGAAAAGATTGTGGACAAAAATAATCATGGATGGGACGCCTGTAAATATGCATTAATGGATATTTTTAACGTAGAGGCATTATTCCCTGGGTTATGAAACCAATAAAAGAAACCGTAAAACAGCTTGGTCAGTATCTCGTAAAATATGAAGACGATTCAGTTTCTCAGTCTTCGAAGATTGTAACTGGGCTGGCCTGGCCGACTGCCGAAAAACATGGATACTTTTGTGTTTTGGCCGACAAACTGGGAGAACCTGTCAATCCTGGGGTTGAGCATCGACCGGTGGAAATTATTGCCGAAGAAGAGCACACGCTTTTGCCTGCGTTATTCGATGGATTGGCCGCGCAAGTCAAAAAGTGTTGTTGCACGGTAGTTTACGCTCAATATAATCCGGCTGTGATTTATAAGCCGGGTACTGATGGTACAAACAAGGCTTTTGTGGTAGCTTTAAATGATTACAAAACGAAACGGCCAGGGTTGGCATTATTTAGTCTACAACCTGCGTTAATTACAGATTGGCTAGTAGGAATATTATCAGTACAAAAATGGCAACAAGAGAAAGCATTGAGCGTTCCGAATGAAACGATTATGTATAGTCAGTTGAAAAGTATGACAAATGAGGACCGTAAACAGACAGAGCAAGACCGATTTCCAGCCATGATGGCTTTAATCTGTGCCATGACACCTTTTATTCAGCCTGCTAAAATTTGCGGGGGATTACGGAGAGTTGTGAGAGGAAATTATGTCTGGTAAGCTAAAAACTGTTGATAATGTAAAATTGTCTGATGTTGGAGAAAATAGTTTTTTCGTTTGTCTATGAAGTAGAAAATAATCTTGTCGGAGATTCAATAATGCCAGATCTTATAACATCAGACATAGCGACCACCTCCAACAGAGGTCTTGTCTCTATCCAGTCAGCCGACGAGCTGTTACAACAGGACCAGGATGCCATAAAAGAGGCTGAAGATGAGCAAAGTCAACCGCTCATTCTCTCCTTGGCTGCACACATAAAGACTACGTGGCAGGATCACAAGTCAGCCAAAGAGCAGGATATTGAGCCCCGTTTGTTAAAATGTTTACGTCTTCGCAAAGGGGTATATGATGCCGCAACCCAGGCAATGATTACGGCTCAGGGCGGTACAGACGTATTTATCAAATTGACCAAAACGAAGTGTCGAGCGGCCAAATCCTGGATGAAGGATATTTTTCTTTCACAAGAAAAGCCTTTTGCAGTTATCCCTACGCCTGTGCCGGAGTTGCCCGGAGATGCCGAACAAGAGGTAGCTGCCGAGATAGCAGCCAGATATCAAGAGAGTATTATGATCCACCAGCAAGCAGGCATTGATTTCGATGAAAATGCCTTTAAGGAACAGGCAAAACAATGGAAATATGATGTTTTGCAAGAGCTAAAAGATCAGGCGCAAACGGAAAATGAAGAACTGGAAACTGAAATTCATGATGATCTTACTGAAGAAGGTTTTTACATGGCAATAGACGCTTTATTATGGGATATAACCACTTTCCCTGCTTGTGTACTCAAGGGGCCTGTTACTCGCATGGAAAAGGCTCTTGAGTGGGACGAACAGGGACAGCCGATAGTAAACGAAGTCCTTAAAAAGCACTGGGAACGCATAAGTCCTTTTGATATTTATCCTTCTCGAACGGCAAAAAATATTCAGGAAGGAGATTTTATTGAACGACATCGTCTTTCAAGGCAGGCCCTCCATGATTTGATAGGTGTGGAAGGATACAGTGAGGAGGCCATTAGGTCAGTTCTCTCCAGTTACGAAATGGGAGAATTAAAGTTTTGGCTCGCAAACGATCAAGAGCGCCAACAACTGGAAAATAAATCAATAGAGGCAGGCAGGAGCGAATTAATAGATGCTCTCCAATTTTGGGGATCAGTCTCAGGCGACAAGCTTATTGAATGGGGGATGGAAGATGGTCTTGTAGCTACCGATCAATATAACGTCGAAGCGTGGCTGATCGGCGATACGGTAATATCTGCTATGCTAAATTCAGATCCTTTGAGCCGTCGGCCTTATTTTTCGGCCTCGTATGATGACAACCCTGACAGTATCTGGGGCGAGGGCGTGCCGGAGTTGATGGATGATATCCAGAAAATATGTAATTCATTTGCTAGAGCCATGGTCAATAATAGTGGTATAGCTTCAGGGCCTCAAGTTGCTGTTTTGACCGATCTTTTACAGCCTGGCATGGATATTGAGACTATGTTTCCCTGGAAAATATGGCAATTCAAGGCGGAGCAATTCGCTAGCGGTCGAATGCCGATTGAGTTTTTTCAGCCGAATATGATTCTTGAGTCACTTCGAGTGGCCTATGACTATTTTTTCAAACAGGCATCGGAAGTTACAGGAATTCCGGCTTATATCTATGGGTCTGAAAAGGTAGGGGGAGCCGGTCGCACAGCTAGCGGGCTCTCAATGCTGATGAATGCAGCCAACAAGGGCCTCAAGGATGTCGTGGGCAATCTTGATAAGGGTGTTATAGAGCCTGCGGTTAAGGCCTATTGGCAACACATAATGCTATATGAGCCGGACAAGGCCAAGGGTGATATCAATATTGTAGCTCGAGCCTCTCAATATCTGATGATGTTGGAGTCTTTGCAGGTTCGCAGGATGGAATTTCTGAATTTTACAAATAATCCTGTCGATAATCAGATTATCGGACCTGCGGGTAGGGCTGAGATATTGCGGGAGACGGCTAGATCGTTACAGTTGCCGGTTGACCGGATTGTCCCTGACAAAAAAAGTATTATAGATGGTATGCAAGAAGCTAAAATCCAGGTAATGGTGCAGAATATTGCCAAGGCCTTGGGCGCACAGCCTGAGCAAATAATGCAAATGGCATCAGGGCAACCAGCGCAGGGCGGTGGCGGACAGCCGACACAAGCAAAACCAAGAACTCTTAACCTGGCAGGGCAGCCGATGGGGGGGATGTAATGCCCAAAAAAGAGGTCAAGAAACGCGGTGGTAGCATCCGAACCCGGACCGTTAAGGTAAGTAAAAAGAAGTATATGCATTGTGAAATTGTTCCGAAGGCAGGACCGAGAGGTGGACACACGATATGCTCAAAGGGAAAGACCAGGAAAGGGAAGAAATAATGCAAGAAGCCAGAGACTTTAGAAATGACCTATATCTTGAGGATCTTCCCCAACTCGACAAGGATATGGTGGAAGATGCCGTCAAAAATGCCAAAACCTATAACTTCTCAGGGCTTAGCCAAGACAGAGTGTTCGGAGAGGCTACCCGGTGCTTTTTGAAAGCTACCCTGGTTGGATTAGAAAGTATTGGACTAAAATTATCTCCATTCGCTTATCGAGCCATTATGCGAAATCTCCAGACTGCAATAGGGGATGTTGAAATCGAAAATAGGCCCAACAAATATTCAGGTGAAGATGAATGGCGGAACGGGATGTATATTTTCAAAAAGGGAGAGCTTGCCTATTTTATTGGAGTGCCCCTTTTGGTTAATATGTTTATATCAGTACATTATCAAGTTAAGACGAATGTGAGGATGTGACATGCTGCAAACCGTATTAGAGCCTATGGTTGAGCAAGCCTTGAAAAAATCTAAGGCATATAGATTTGAAAATCAGCCCAAGGCCGTGCTGTTTATGATGGTTTGTTTCAAGAAAGCTCTTGAGGACTGTGGGGTTTTTTGTCCTCCGAAGCTGAAAAATGAAGTAGAGCGACAGCTTGAACTTAAAAAGTTGATGAGTGCAAATGGAGTAAGAGTTGAGCGAAGTAAGCGGATATTATTTGACGAATGGTGGCAGGCCCTGTTTATTTTTAAAGCAGGTGAGCTTGTAGCTTTTGTCACTGAACCTAAAATGCAAAATCCGCCTGCTATGAGTACGGAAAAATATTCGGCACATATGGTAAGGACGAATGTGAGATTATGAAGGGAAGAGAAAGGATAAGATGAAAAAAAATGATCTAAAATTAGTAGGAGTTGCTCCAATAATGTTGCATAATAATCAGGCGGTTGATCCTTTAAATGCTTATTATAAGAAGATAAAGCCTCTTTCAGCAAAACGCAGCAAAACAGAAGCCGATTTATTATTGCTTGGTCGGATCGAATGGGAAGCTGGCCTTTATCTTTCGCCTGAAGGGAAAATTTGTATTCCTGGCCGTAATATCGAAAAATGTTTTGTTATGGGAGCCAGGAAAAGCAAAAATGGTAAGAAATTTGAAGAGGGTGTATATATTGATGATAATTATTGTCAGTTACAATTTAAGGGCAATGGCAATGTTATAGTGACAAATAAAGATATTCCCTGTCCTGATCTTGATGCTTTATATACAATCGAGCATATTGATCGGCGGGCAGTTGCAGTGCAACGCAATACAATAATCAGGACACGGCCTATATTTGAGCAATGGAATTTGATTTGTACAATTCTCTATGATGAAAATGTAATAAATGAAGAAACGCTTTTAAATTGTATTACTATTTCTGGGTTATATGTTGGTCTTTGTGAGATGAGGCCCAGGTTAGGACGGTTTGAAATAGAAAAAGTTTAAATAATGGCTTGGCTTGGCGTGGCGTGGCCAGGCAAGGCATGGCAGGGCAAGGCGAGGCGAGGCACTCTTTACTTATAGGGAGAAGGCATGACGGCACAAATAGCAGAAATCAACACAGATGATCTTAAAAGATATCCTGGATGGAAAAATGCGGAAGATGAAATTATTAAACTCGTTGCTTTAAAAGGATATGATTTTATAATATCCATGGAAAAACTTCATGATTTTATTGAATTAGAAGAACCGACTACTTTGGAAGCTTATAAGAAATATCAGTTTGAATGGCTTGGCAGTGTAGAAAATTTGAAAGATAGCCTTCTCGAAAATCATCAAATTTGTCTCATGAATCTCAGGGGCAAGGGATATATGGTATGTACACCGGACGATCAGGTTAGTAAAGCATACGCCAAAATTATGAGAAAAGTGGGACTTGGAATTAATAAAGCCCTTGCAACCCTTGTCAATGTCAATCAAAGTTTACTGAGCGGCGAAGGTAGTAAAATACGATTAGAAAATCTGGCAAAAATATCTTTTCTTAAACAAACCACAAATAAGAAAGAGCTTAAAAAATGATTTTGCGTATGCCTACAGAAAAAGATAGTTTATTGACTTTAAACGAAGCTTTTTTCAGGTTATCCCGGAACCAAGACTTCAATACCGTGATTGAGTGGCTGGAGCTGGAAAAATTGAGATTGTCTAGAGAAAATATAAGGACGGAAGGAATACAGATACCGTGGAACCAGGGAGCGCTTCAGGCTCTGACTGACCTGTTATTCTATTCCGGCCCGGATGAAGCAACGAACGTTATTAAAAAGTTGAAGAGATAACCAGGAACGGTCTCTACGGAGACGGGCCATAACCGAAACGGTTAATAGCCGGTTCTAAGAGGTAATGATTATGTCATTTCGCGAAGATATTAAATTAGGTAAATGCAGAGCAGACAAGCTTTTTTTGGGTACGAACAAAGGAACGGAAGTAACGACTACTGCGGCAGAATTGAATCAGTTGGATGGCAATATTTTTTCTGATATGACCCCCGGAATTGGCATTTCTGCTGGTACCGGAACAATTTGTGAACATAATGTTACAAAAATCGGTGGGATTTATAAAACCGAAATCTTGATTGATCTGACAGGACTTCACGGTGGCGGTGCTAATGACGATATTCTTGGTGTAGATGTCGGTGCTGCTAATTGTCACATAGGACAGATAACTGCCGCTGTTAATGGCACGATTATAGCCGGTAGAATTGATGTCTTTGAAGACATGGCAGGCGGAGATCCAGATATTGACTTGTATTCTGCTACTGTAGCTACCGGCGCTCAGGATACGCTTGTCACCGCTTTAGATGAAACACAATTGTGCGATTCCGGCGATCTTGCTGCTGGAACCCCTGTATATCTCACTGCATTACCTGCTGCCAATGAATATCTGTATCTGGCTAATGGTACATTTACAGATGCAGCTTATAGTGCCGGGATTATATTAATTACACTTTGGGGTGTATAGGATAACTGGACGTTAGGTTAAACCATGACTTTTGAAACTAAATTAATAGTTAAAGTCTTGCTCAGAGCCATGAAACAGGCTATATCAGGGCTTGAGAAAATATTAAGGGAGGACACACATAAAGTAAAAAACTTATAATAAAATACAGTTCCTGGCCACCTTAACCGCTCGTCAGGAACCAAGCCAACCGCGCATAAGCCCCGTTGGGATTAGAATCTTAAGATGAATCTAATTTTGACGGGGTTTTTTTTGTAACCGATGCGAAAACGATTAGCAGATGCAATCGCTCGCAAGGTTTTTAAATAAGAAGACGGGATAATCCCGCTCTAAAAGGTGAACATAATGGAAGATGCTAACGTGAAATTGCCGAAACAGGTACAAGACCAGAAAGATAAGGCTGACAAGCTTTGGAAGGAACAGCACGGAGAGCAAGATCCTCCGGCTGTAGAAAAACAAGATCCTTCAGAGGAACCGCCTGGAGAGGTTATTCCTCCAGGGCAAGAACCTCCGGCGGAACCTCCTTCTGAGTCACCGGCTACACCACCGTCTGAACCCCCTGTAAGTGCTGAGGTAGACTATCAGCATAAGTTTGATGTCTTACAGGGCAAGTACGATGCTGAAGTTCCCAGGCTTATTGCCGAAAATAGAGATTTACGGGGACACAGTAACGAGCTTGGCCAAATTATTGGCACTCTTCAGACGGAAGTGGAAAAGCTGAAAGAGGGAAGCAAGTCTCCCGAACAGCCAAAAGTTGATACTGGCAAGATTGCGCAGGAATGTCTTTCCGAAGAAGAACTTGAGGAATTACGGGCAACCGTTGACCCTGAAATTCTTGGAAAGATTATAAACAGTGCAGTTCAGAGTCAGGTACAGCCTCTTATGCAGAGCATGACAGATGTTCAGAACGGCCAGGCAAGAACGGCAGAGAATAGATTTTGGGATAGGGTTGATGCTATTCCTAACTGGGATGCTATCAACAAAAGTCCTGAATTCAACAACTGGCTGGACAAAAGTGCTCCGTACACTGGCATGACTCACCGGCAGATTTTACAGAAAGCACAAACTGATCTGAACGCAGCAGTAGTTACTGAAATATTTAATGACTTTGCGGTTTCCAAAAGTCCAAGTCCGGGGGTTTCTCCGTCGAAAACAGGGAAGCCTGTGGCTCCAAAGCCTCATATTTCTCCGGCTAAAGGCGCAGGGGCATCTAGTGCTCCTGTGCAGAAAAAAACCTGGACAGTAACACAAGTCAATAAGTTCTACGTTGATGTTCAGAAAGGCAAGTACAGAAACAAAGAAAAAGAACGTAAACAAACAGAACAAGATATCTGGAATGCTCAAAAAGAAGGCAGAATCAAAAGAGAGTAATTCCGGGAAGGAGCTAATTATGGCAAATTATGCCGTGGCATCAGGAATGACAAGTATGTCTGGGACTTATATCCCTAGCCTATAATTTTGGGGATGTAAAACCGCTTCTAAAAAACTGGAACCGGACTTCGGGTGCTGGAACCAGAGGGAACGGCTAAAAAACAACACACGCAGTTCAGGAGATAATCCTATGAAGCGTTTAAGTTGGAAGTACATAGCAGGGCTTGTAGATGGAGAAGGTTGTATCGATGCAAGGTTGTTTAGAGATAAAAGGATAAAAGGTAATCCGTTGTATATTATACCAAGGGCAAGAATAACGTTAACCGAAAATTGTAGCTTTGTTCTTGATATGCTTAAAGAAAATCATGGTGGTCATTTGGGTTACCGGAATCTCAACAAAAAGAATCCTAATTGGCAGAATGCTATTACATGGGATCTTCAGGGAAGAAAATTACGGCCATTTCTCCAAAATATAGCTAATCATATGTATATAAAAAGAGAGCAAGCTCTTTTGGCTATATGGATACAAGATCATCTGAGAAAGCAGGGCATGCAGTTTGCGGAACTCCCGAAACAGTGCGCCAACAAAGAGATGAAAGCTATGAAAGCCGACCCGCAACGACTAAACGAAGCGGCAATCCGTAAGATAAAAAATTGCGAAGGATATCATTTTTGGTCAACGAATCATGATTGTTGCCTTGATTGTGGTACAACAGAAAAACCACATGAGGCTAAGGGTTATTGTTCCGTTTGCTATAAGCGATTTTCGCGTAAAAAAGATACGGATTGATGCGATAGTCTGGCTACCTTTTTAGGTAGTAGGAAATATGGGCGGGGAAGATGGTTGTAAAATTCTATCTTTCGACTGTTTTTGCTGCAATTTCGAACACTGATTATCAAGGTGAGATCACCAAATACGGAGACAAAGTTCATATCCGGGTAGTACCTGATATCACTATCAGTGATTACATTATAGGCCAGGGGTTGAATTATGAGCGTCCCGTGACCTCCGATGTTGAGCTGGATATTGACAAGGGGCATTATTATGCCTTTGCGGTTAACAAGGTTGAGCAAGTTCAGTCAGATTTGGCCTATGTTGAGAAGTGGACGGACGATGCTGGCCAGCAGATGGCGAAAACCATTGACAGTGGCATTCTATCCAATATTTACTCGGAAGCAGATTCTGATAACTCGGGAGCCAGTGCCGGGGCTGAGTCTGGAAATATAAATATGGGCGTAACCGGAACTCCCGCAGCAGTGGACAAAACCAATATCCTGGATTTCCTTGTGGATATGGGGACCGTTCTGGATGAGCAGAATGTTCCAGATACGGCAAGATGGCAGATCATGCCTCCTATTTTTTGTGGCATGGTAAAGAAGAGCGACCTTAAAGACGCCAGCCTTGCAGGAGACGGGACCTCTATTCTTCGGAATGGAAGGATAGGTGCTATTGACAGGTTTACCATTTACCGGAGCAATAACATTGCCAAGAACGGGACGACCCCTGAAGAGTGGAATATGATCTTTGGGCATCCTTCTTGCTTAACCTTTGCTTCCCAGATCGTAAAGCACGAGACCCTGAAGAATCAGGACGACTTCGGAGACTTGATCCGGGGCCTACAGGTCTACGGTTACAAGGTCGTAAACGGCAAAGGCATTGGTCACTTTGTGGCGAAAAAGGGTTAATTGACATGGGCGTCGAGGGACATCCTCCGGCGCTCAATAGGAGACAATAATATGGCAATATACGATGAAACAGTAGGTGGAGCCGCTATCCCCTGGGATAAATTGGCAGATGGTGGCTTTTTCAGGTTGGAGCATACGCTCAATGTGGCAGCGGCTATCGCAAGACACGCAACACCGGCTGCTGCATCGGAATTCGCTATTGACGATATTTTGCAGTTGATAGATTTTCCGGCTGGGTGCGTATTTCTTTATTCCATTTTTAGGACTGTGACGCCGGATGCATCTGCAAGCACATGCAGTTTAGGCGAAGCAGCTGGTACGGAGTTTGACGCAGCCGTGGATTTGACTGCTGCTGCCGGCACTGTAACTGTAGGCGTCGTAGCAGCTGGCACTGAGGGCAACTTCCATTCCGCAGCCAACACGGCTGACCTCAAAATCTTAACAAACGTACTGGCAACAGGTGAATGGGTCTGGTCAATAGTCGGTATTTACGGCGCGTAGACTTTATAAACCTTAAATTCTTGGGCGGGAGATTAGCTTCTCCCGTTCAATTAGCATTAACGGAGACATGTGATGGCAAGGTATTTAAAGAAATTAGGCGAAAATAAGTTGAGACTCTTCGGATGGACCCCTGCTCTGGCTACACGGAAAGACATGATCGAATGTGATAGCCATGGTTTAGTCCTCGGCCCGGCCATGACCGAAAAGGACAAGGCGGACCTCGGATTCAAGGTAGATCCCCTCACAGTATTTAAGGTAGGTATGGAATTTCAGGTAGCAGGTGAAAAAAGGCTGCGAAAGTGGCTTGAGGATAATGTAGCAGACATCAACTTAATGGGCCTTGGGATACAGGATCTAGTTATTGCCAAGTGGCAAAAATGCTTCGGCACAGAGAAAATGCCTGCAAATTGCACTTTCATGATAGCAGGAGATGCCGAGACGGGAGAACCCGTCGAAGAAGACAACAAAGAATATCCGGTCAATATGGATGAGTGAGTGATGAATTATGGCTACCCGTATATCAAACCTGGTCCTTAGAGATAAGTGCGGCGAGTTCATAAAGGCCGATCTGGTCTCTGAAGCTCTTAATGAGCTGATTCAGGATGCCCTGATAAGTGCCAATAGGGAGATAATGGCTATTGATGTTGTTCCCCTTGCATGGATGCGTGAAAGCTATAATGAGCTATTTACTAGGGCCTATGCGAATGTCAGCGCTGCTACCAAGGCAAATCCATGCGTTTTAACTGCTGTGTCACACGATACGGGCGTAACCGGCCATGGATTCCAGAATGACGATATTGTGTTTGTTAATGGGTTTAAAGGCATGGACCAGCTTAACCGGCGGGTTTTTAGGCTCAACTGTCCAGATACGACTACCCTGGAACTTTATCAGCTTAATGACCAGAATGCTATCGTTTCTACTGATTATGATACCTATACAGGCGGTGGTAAGATTTACCATTGTGGTGTCAAAATTCCCCACTCAACCATAGAGCCGGCAGCGCCGGTGGTCGCTGATTACCTCTGGACAATTAAGCAAATATTTGCGGCTACCTTCGATATGTATCCTGCTGTTCCGATGACTGAAGAAGTCTCCATTGCAGATCGACGCTATTGGGCCAGCATAGGCAGGCCAAATAAATGGCGATATGAACGGTATGGATACTCACAAATTGATTCTTCTCCTGAGCATTTTCTAATGTTTAGTAATCCGGCAGACAAGCGATATAATATCAATATCCGAGTTGAAAAAACATACCCGGATCTTGATACATGGGATGATAGCACTTACCCGCCTCATCCACCAGAAATTCATGATTGTATATGGCGCAGGGCCTTAGCGAATCTGGGTACAAATGTTGAAAAACAACGTACAGGTAACAAGAGAAGCGAAGAAATAAGTCATGATATTGAAGTATTGCATAGTCAATTTTGGAGTCGGAAAGCGTTTGAGGATGAAAGATTTATCAAGGAATTTTCCCGCAATCTTTTGGGGGCGCTACCGGCACAGGGTCTCAGCGTAAGATTCAACAACCCCGGACTT